AGAAATTAGCCTTTCAACTGGAGACTGGCTAAAAATCGCACCTGCTGCAAAGCGTCAGTTTTTTGCATCCGATATTTCTGGAATTACTTATATCTGCATTCAGGTAAAAGAAAATTCTCTGGAACATTTTACAGCCGAGGATGCCGTAATCGGCTAATTAAAAGTATTTATTTACAAAAATGCACAGTTCACGATAAGCTAAGAACTGTGCATTTCTTTTTTGTTCAATATTACGTTTTCTCAATTTTTCAAACAAGAAGTTATCAGTGATTATCTTTTAGAAAATAGCCAACTACAGCGACGCCAAATCCAAGAACACCTAGGACATATCCCCAAAAATTATTTGTTGTCACAGCAATTCCTAAAAGTATTATTGCAATCCCAAATAACTCAATCTTAATTCCTTTCATCGCAAATATCTTCGTTACAAACTACGATTTATCATTCTTATATTTTTAGACGAACCTTATAGCATATACATTTCAACAATAAATTTCACCCAAACACTTCCTTCAATCTTTTTATATCCGGCTTTGTCTGCGTCATCAAATAAGCGTTTTTCAGATATTTTTGTCCTTTTTCTGTCTGCTCGCAGTTGAATATAAAGGAATCCCTGCGGTACATCAGCCATTCATCAAGCGGGAGTGCTTTCACCTTATTAACGGGAATATTGCAGTAATCTGCAATCATTTTGTTGCTGTAGCTGTAAATCTCCCAATGAAAGGCCCCATTATCTTTTATGGGATAATAGGGCAGCATTAGTTTGGGTCTTTTTGAATAGAAAGTACAAAGTCCATATATTCATTGGCAATGAAGTCTTGGATTTCCTCTACATCATAGCTTAAAACATCATTTCGGCTGATTTTAAAGCCGTTTTTATTTTGGTTTAAAAGCTGCTGAAATACGGAATAAATATTTTTCACAGCCTCAGTTTCTTCAGCCGCCTGCATTTCGGAGATGGCCTCCAACACATATCCGTTTGGTGGAAGAAGAAGTATAACTTTTCCGTTTTTCAGCTTAACAGGCAGTGTTTTCTGCTTTGGTTTTGTAAAATCGTACATGGCAATCTCCTTTATTCTGTTACTTCCGCACCTACACCCCAGTTGATTAAAAGCTTATGCCCTTTGCTGTCAAGCTTTTCCGTTGCCTTAAAATCAAGGTCGCAGACAGTCATGCTGTCCTTTTTTCTCTCAAGGGTAAAGCCGCCCTCAAGCTGACCGATAATCATGGCAGACATACTTTCATCCGCCGCCACAAATACAACGGCATAGTATTTATCCTTAAAATTTTTAATACCACCGATATAGATATTTGAGCTTTTATCGGCATTGTCTGTGGTAATCTCCGAGTTAGGTGCCATAATGCCGAAGGTATCGGGCATAAATGTGCCGATACTGCCTTTAATACCGATATCCTCGCCGGACAAAATCTTTCTTGTGATTTCCTCCATATCGTCCTTATAGGTATCAATGGTAGGTGTATAATAAATAGATGCACCGCCGGAAAGATAGCCTTTTCGGTTGTCTTCTACGGCAATCTCAGATATTTTCGGAATGGCACTGCCTTTTTCATACTCCTTGATATACATATACCCAGAGCCAATGGCAATGTCCTCCGTCTGCTTTTGTGCTGTTTCGGGAATTTTCATTTTTTCACGCTCCAATCTTTTTATAAGTGCTGATAGTGTAGTAGGTTACAAATATGCTTGATTCTGCAAGCCATACGGTTTCCGAGGAAAAAGAAATGCCTGCCGTATTCAGCAAGCCTTCAAGTTTCTCTTCAGATTTTATATCTTTCTTTTCCGTATAAAGCTCTACGCTGTAATCATAGCGGTACAGGTTGTTTCTGTTATCACAGCCTTCCGCTTTTTTATTGCTCAGAAAACAAATAAATGGCAGCTTTTGATTATCAGGGAAATGACTGTAGGCAACAGGAAGTCCTGTTTTATCCAAAAATGCTTTCATTTCTTTTTCATCCATTTTGCAGAACCTCCCTAATTCGCCGTTCTACGGTTTCCTTTGCTTTTTCCTCGTTTGGCTTGATATGGGGATAAGCAGACGTTCTTCCGCCTTTGGTATGCACCTGTTTTTGTCTGCCTTTTGTTGTGCCGACAAAATTTTGATGTCCTTTTTCCAGAAGGTGTGTCAAGTATCCTTGCGTGTTATAAACCTTGTACTGCACATATCCACTGCGAGAGGTTTTCTTTATTTTCCAACCACAAGAGTATTTTTTATTCCCGGCTCGTTTGCCCTTGGGACTGTCTCTTTTTAGATTTTCTTTGAGAACTTCACTTTCTTCCTTACAGACCTCGGCTATTTTCTCGGAAGTTTCCTCGGTGTATTGCTTTATGCAGTTTAGGATTTCATTTGTCATTTCCTGTACCGTTACTGTCATAAGAGTCCTCCGATTCCGCTTTAATTTTTACTGTTTTTCCGCCGTAGTCTGCAAAGTCAACTTGAATTATGTTGTAGGGTTTTCCTTGGAATACAATGCGGTAATCCACAGCAGACAGTTCTGAAAGCCTTTTGCAAAAACGGACAGTAAAAGATACCGTCTGCTGTTCTTCCGTATCACCTTTCTGCCGTTCCTTTCCTCCTGCGGTATTTACGGATGCAAAGCAGGAATAAAAATCCTGCCACTGCCGAAATACATTTCCCACATCATCTGTTTGTGTACTGCTTTTTTGAATTAAAATCCGCTGATTTAATTTTGAAATATCCATCAAAAGCCTTCCTTTCTGATACCGAAAAGCAGAGAACGCAGAGAAAGTGTCAAGGCTTTATAGTCGGCATCTTCTCGATGTTCATACAGATAGGCAACTGCGTACATGACAGCAATCTTTGCGGCCGGCTTTTGAGAAAACTCGTTCACAGCAAGCCTTGCAATGTCTGCACAGAGAATTTCTGCGGATTTCAGCAATTCTTCAATTACTGCGTCATCATCATCAAAATCTACTCGCAGATATTTTTTCATTTCATCAAGAGATACTGTCATTTACTCCACCACCGTTAGTCTGCTTTCAATCTTAAAATCTGCACTGCCTCGGGAAGAATCAATTTACCGTCCACACGTTCCTTTGCCACATAGCCAATCATACCGTTGCCTGCGAAAAGCTCAGTAAGCTGTTTAAAGGAGCGTGTTCCTCTGTCACCAATGTTGTAATAGCTGTAATCACCGAAAGCAATAGCGTCTTCCGGTGCATATGCGGAAGTATGAACATCATATCCTAAAATTTTATCCGGCTCTCCTGCCTGATAGGAAGGCTGCCACATATAAGCACCGTTGTTGTCCTTCAATTTTCGGATTACAGCTAAGTTTTTATCATTGATAATAAAGGACGCATTTTTGCGGTAAGGACGCTTTAAGGCATAGATTAAGTTTAAAATATCATCCGCTTTCAATGCTGCGGTTAATGTTTCCGTTGTTGTGCCGCCGCCTGTTTTTGCAAAAAGTCCCAATGGCTGACCGACACCAGTACCATTGAGGAATGCGTCCTCCTCGGCATTGGCAAGTGCTTTCCCGAACTGGTCAATGATGTAGTTTTCCAAGCCAAAGGCATTGTCGTAGAGTAATTCCTCCGTTACCTTGATGGCAACATGGAGTTTATGTGCATCCAATAAAATCTGGCTGAATGTTGCATTGCCGAAAGTCAATGCACCGCCTTCCTCAATCCATGCTGCGGCAGGCTTTGTTGCCGCAATATTGATTTTATGTTCACCGGAAGTGGTAATGACATGACCAAGTTTTCTCATAATGTTTTCCTCTTTCAAGGTGTCAATCAAACGGCTGTCATACTCCTCAGGAACAAGATAACCGCCGTCAGCATCCACGCCTTCCTGCAAAATGCCAGATACCTGACGGAAGTTGGTACGAAGTGCCGTAAGCATACCGTTTTTGTAGGCATCAGACGCTCGGCCTGTTTTCTTCTTTTCTTTGCCGTCTGCGGTCATAGGCTTTGTGACAATAGGTGTACTCACAGGCTTATTCATTTCCTTTTCCATTGCATCCATTTGCTCCATACGTTCAATTTCGGCACTGTAATCCTTAATTTTCTTTTCCATCTCGGCATATGCTTTTGCGTCCTCCGCAGAAAGCAGACCGTCCTTGTCTCGTCTGCTCTCTACAAATGCCTTTGCACCTTCCCATGCCTTATTTCTGAGTTCTCTCAATTCTAAAATCGTCATACTTCTTACCTCCAGTTTTTGATTAAATCCAAGCGTTCCATAAGGGAATCTGCCGTTGTTTTCGGTTTCTGCTTAATTCTGCATTTTGCGGCAATTTTATCCATCAAATGATTTGTAACAGCAGTGCGGGAATATATATTGCTGACCTGCGGCACTTCCATATCTTCGGCATAAATCGAACGTTTCATAATCTCATCCGCAAAGCCAAGTTCAACAGCCATGTTTGCATTCATCCAAGTTTCCGCATCCATAAGATGTGAAAGCTTGGATCGGCTCATGCCTGTTTTGATTTCATAAGCGTTGATGATAGATTCCTTCACCTCATCCAACATAGAAACAGCCTTCTGTATTTCCGAAGAATCACCGAATGCCATTGTTGCGGGGTTATGTATCATCAGCATAGAAACAGGTGATACCAGAACCTTGTTTCCCGCCATGGCGATAACGCTTGCCGCCGATGCTGCTATTCCGTCAATCTTGACGGTTACATTGCCGGGATATTCCATCATCATGTTGTAAATCTGTGCCGCCGCAACGCAGTCACCGCCCGGTGAGTTAATCCAGACAGTAATGTCACCACTTCCGCTGTTCAGTTCATCCTTAAAAAGCTGTGGCGTTACATCATCATCAAACCAACTCTCTTCTGCGATTGTGCCGTTCAGAAACAGTGTTCTCTCCATTGTTTCCGTCTGTGTTTCCTGATTCGTCACTATCCTGTTCTTCCAGTTCCAGAACTTCTTCATTTTCTTTCTGCACCTTCTTTCCAAATAAGCCTGCATCGGCAAGCTTTGTCATATTGCCGTTGATGAGATAAAGGTCACCGCCATCCTCAACAGGAATGCGATCAAGGTTTTCAAGCTCTCTGATGTCATTTGCACTCATCCAACCGTTCTGTCTTGCTGTGGCATAGCCGTTCATGCGGCTTGCATAATCCCCACGCAAAAGGCCGTCTACATTGAACTTGATGAAATACTGTGATTTGTCACTTGGATAAATCAGTACTCTTGCCATGGACTGCTCCCATCTGACAAGCCAAGGCTCTAAGGTGTATTTCACGAATTCGAGTGACTGCTGCTCAATATTAGAAAAGCTCGACTTCTCAAGGTCACCGACCATGTGAGGAGGGACTCTGAAAATTCGAGCAATTTCGTTAATCTGAAATTTTCTTGTTTCCAAAAACTGTGCTTCATTTGGTGAAATGGAAATCGGCGTATATTTTAGACCTTCTTCCAAAACAGCCACCTTATGACTGTTGGAAGAACCGCCGAAGGCTTCATTCCAACTGTCACGCACCTTAGACGGGTCTTTCAGTGTTCCCGGATGCTCCAATACACCGCTTGGTGCAGCACCGTTTGCATAAAACTTACTGCCGTATTCTTCAGCGGCAATGGCAAGACCGATAGCATTCTTCGCCATTGCAATAGGACTGTATCCCACAAGACCGTCAAAGCCAAGACCGGGAACATGAAGTACATCTGTCGGTTTCAAACGAACCATACCGCCCTTTATGGTCTTTGCCTCATCAGTCGAGGTTTGATATTCATAATAAAGCTGACCTCTATCATCTCTGTTCACCGTCATGCGATTTGGCATTAGCGGATACAGAGCCACAACCTCGCCCTTGCCGTTGCGGATAATCTGTGCGTAGGCATTGCCCCACAAAAGCAGATGAGTCATCAGCGTTTCCCGAAACACAAAGCTTGTCATCTCAGGATTCGGCTCATCATGCAGTACAAAATACAGCGGATGGCCGACTGCCTTTTCCTTACTGCCACCGTCTGTATATTTGTATAAATGAAGGGGCAGTCCTGCCACCGCCTCCGACAAAATTCGCACACAGGAATACACCGCCGTCATCTGCATGGCAGAACGCTCATTTACGTTCTTGCCGGATGCGCTTGTGCCTAAGAAAAATCGGTATGCACTGCCTGCCGTACTGTTCTTTGGAGTATCTCTGGTACGAAATAATCCGCTCAAAAGTCCCATAGAATCACCTTCCTTTCTGAAAAAACGGTATAAGAAAAGCACCTCCGAAGAGATGCTTAACCTTATTTATATATTCTTTTCCTTATTTTTATATTGTTTTTAGGGTAATAATTGAATATTTACGGAAATCATTTCAATCTGTAATAGCAAATGTTCTTCCCTGCTCCTTCTCTTTTCAATTCACCTGATGATACTAACTTTCGAAGTGAACCTTCAATAGAACTAATGCTGAGTGAAGGACAAAGTTCACGAATATCCTGTTTAGTAAATCGACCAATCTTATTCAGAGTGGCACGTCTTACCATTTCAAGAGCAGGAAGTTTTGTTTCCACTAAAGCAAATCGATCTTCAAAGTCTTTATAAGCCGCAAGAACTGTTCCAAGCAAATATTTGATAAAAGGAACTGCATCCTCCTTACCTTCGTGCCAGCCAATCTGTGCCTGACCAAGTGCGTTATAATATAAATCTTTATTTTTTGCAATTTTTGCTTCCAAGGATATATATTTTCCCACATAAAACCCATTTCTATACAACAAAAGAGTTGTCAGCAGTCGGCTCATTCTTCCGTTTCCATCGTTAAAAGGATGTATACAGAGAAAATCATGGATAAACACAGGAATTGCTATTAGCGGCTCAACTTCCATATTTCCGATTACTCTGTTATATTCCTCACAGATTTTATCCAGTGCCTCCGGTGTTTCGTATGGAGCAAGCGGAGTAAATAATGTTTCCACATGACCGTCAGGATATGTGGCACTGATATAATTCTGCACACTTTTAGTTCTGCCTGCCATCGGATTATTCATATGACTATACAAAACCTTATGCAGCTGCAGAATGTAGTTCTGTGAAATAGGAATCGCATCAAAGCTTTCGTGGATAATATTTAATACGTCACGATAACCAGCAATTTCCTGTTCATCACGATTTTTAGGTGTTGTTTTTTCTTCCACCAATTGTCTGATACGAGTACTTGTTGTTACAATTCCTTCGATGGCATTTGATGCCTCTGTACTTTGTATCTTTGCAATCTCAACCAGTTTCTCCAATTCCTCCGGACGCTGTTTCAGATACATCTCCTGTTTTCCGGCTTCTTTGTATATTGCGGCAATCAAACCAAGAATGTCCGAATCCCACTTTTGATTTTTGATTTCAGAATAATTAAAGGTTCTCATTATTTCACCCCCCTTCCCCTTAAATAATACCATAAAATAAGGTTAAAATCAATGTGTTAAGGGAATATTCCATTAATATCATGCCTATTTTAAGGGTAATTATTCTAAAATCACATAAATGAATAGCATAAGAAAAGCACCTCCGAAGAGATGCTTTCTCGATTTACTATTTCATTTGTTACATATTATCTCGGATTTCTTCCGTTACATCTGCAAGTGTTCCACGAAGAGAACTTCCCGTGTTGCAGTATTTTTCCATTAATTCCTTCCAAAGTGGGTCATTCTCAGGAATTTCAGAAAACCAAACAGAATAATCATCCTCACCGTGTTTTTCCAATACAGTAATCACTGAACTCACTCCTTTTAGCCATTTCCGCTTGCTTTATTTTTACCATAATAGCATCTTTTTTCACATCTATCAAGCTAAGTATAAATATATAAAGTATACTTTTGTTTCAAAAAACAAGCAGTCCCCTTGTGTCATACACGCTTTCGCCTGCATCATTTCCGCAGCGGATTGCTCTGTCCAGTGCCATAATCGTTGCAACAGCACCGTCTATCTTTTCCGTTGATTTTTCCTTATCCGCCTTGATATTTCCTGCCGGGTCAGTACGAATGAAAATGTTGTCCATGTTCCAACGGAGTACAGGATGACCGCCATGTGCAATCCGCTTTTCCAGAACAAGTTTCATTAGTTCCTTTGTTGGGGGAGACATATCCTTAAAGCCCTGTCCGAAAGGCACAACGGTAAATCCCATGCCATCCAAATTCTGAACCATCTGAACAGCACCCCAGCGGTCGAAGGCAATCTCTCGGATATTGAAACGCTCACCCAGTTTTTCAATGAATTTTTCGATATATCCGTAATGCACTACATTTCCTTCTGTTGTCTGCAAATACCCTTTTTTCTCCCACAAGTCATAAGGAACATGGTCCCTTCGTACTCTTAGGTCAAGCGTATCCTCCGGCACCCAGAAATACGGCAGGATGATGTATTTATCATCCTCGTCCTGCGGTGGAAACACTAAAACAAATGCCGTCATATCCGTTGTACTGGATAAGTCCAGCCCTCCGTAGCAGACACGCCCCTCCAATTCATCTTCATTAACCGCAAATGCACAGGCATCCCACTTGTCCATAGGCATCCAACGGACAGCCTGCTTTACCCACTGGTTCAAACGCAGCTGACGGAAAGAATTTTCTTCTCCGGGGTTTTGCTTTGCCGAGTTGCAGGCGGCTTCGACTTTATCCATGCCAACTGTGATATCAAGGCTCGGATTGGCTTTTCTCCATACCCTTGGGTCTGTCCAATCATCTGATTCATCCGCACCGTAAATCACAGGGTAGAAGGTAGTGTCGATTTTCCGTCCCTCCAAGATATCCTTTGCCTTTTGATGCGTTTCATAGCAGATGGAATTGGTATCCGTTCCCGCTGTTGTGATTAAGAAGTACAATGGCTGCATACGGGCATCACCGGAGCCTTTGGTCATAACATCAAACAGTTTTCTATTTGGCTGTGTGTGCAGTTCATCAAACACCACGCCATGAATGTTAAAGCCATGCTTGGAATAAGCCTCGGCAGAAAGCACTTGATAAAAGCTGTTGGTTGGCGTGTAGATGATTCTTTTCTGCGATGCAAGGATTTTCACACGCTTATTCAGTGCCGGACACATCCGCACCATATCAGCCGCCACATCAAACACGATGGTTGCCTGCTGACGATCAGCCGCACAGCCATAGACCTCGGCTCGTTCCTCACCGTCACCGCAGCACAATAAAAGTGCCACAGCCGCCGCAAGCTCTGACTTGTTTTATCCCCAATTAGGTGTAAAACTCTGCTCGATGGCGGGCGGCGGCGTACAAAAAATCTATATGGTGTTTTTAAGAGAACCGTCCCGGCGGGACAGGTCAGGCAGTGACCTGTTCCACCTCTGGGATG